CCTGTGAAAGAAAAGGCCCGGTGTTACCCGGGCCCGTGCTCACTTCTGGCAGAGCACGCCGAGGGACAGCGTGCCGGAAGCGCCAGTGGCCGCTGCGGTCGTGGAGGTCACCGTGACCAGTGACTTCGTGGTGAACCGCGTGGGCGTACACGGCACGAAACTGCCCGCGCCCGACTGCGCACCAGTCAGGCCCGTGGCAAGGTCCGTGCTGCCGACAGTGATCTTGTGCACCACTAAAGGCGACACGTTGGTGTCCATGTCGCTCGGCTTGTACAGAAAGCCCAGAACCTGCACATCGGCAGGGATGTAGCCCATCTGCTTGACATCGTTCAGCTCGTTCTCCGTGCTGCCGTAGGTGGCAGACAGCGGCACAACGAACAGTCCAGTCGGCAAGCCGACAGGGGGATTGGCAGCAGGGCTGCCGGTGGTTTCTCCAGCCATGATCTTTCTCCTGAAAAGGAGGGGCCCGGAATTGGGCCCCTTGGGTTAGGCGAACGCGAAGTAGCCGACCGACACGCCGTTCATCTTCGGCGTGGTGCGATCCGCAGCACCCGCGCCGAAATACAGCTTGTTCACGCAGTCGAGCATCTTGATGCCGGCTCCGTTCACTTCGCCGTAGTCGTCGGTGTCCTCGATCAGCTTCGAGCGCAGCGCGACGCCGTAGCCCAGCGCCTGTGCGCCCACCATGTAGGCCGGTGCCACCGATACCGAACCACCAGAGCCCGGAGTGCCCGCGAGCGGCGCGATTTCCGGGATCTTCTTGATGATCAGGCCATCGGTGATCAGATCCCCGCCCGTGAACAGCGGGTTCGATTCACCCGCAGCACGCACCCAGGCTTCGCGGTTCAACTGCGCCAGCGCGGTCTGCGCCTGCCGGAACAGCTTCGAGCCCATAAACACGACGTACCATTCCTCGCCGCCCTTGACCTTGATCGGACGGATCAGCGGGCTTGCCGCCTCCACCTTGTCGCGCCAGAGCTTCAGGTTCGCGTCGTTCACGATGTCGTTGGTCGTGTCGAGCTGCGAGAGGTCCGCCGAGTGATCGGCGAACGATCCCACGTTGTTGCCGAAGAACACGCGGTCGGAGTTGTTGGCGAGCCACACGTCCTTGATCGTGGTTTCATCCGCGTCGGCATACGCATAGTGCGTGGTGCCGTCGATGGACATCGAGCCCAGCGAGGAGATGATGCGATCCCGGAAGTAGGTCTTGAAGTTGTCCTGCAAGATCGAACGACGGGCCTCCACCAGGTCAATGGCAGAGAACTGCCGGTCCGACTCGAAGATCGTCACGGCAAAGCGCGAGAGCGCCACCTTCAGATCAATCGAGCGCGGGCTCATCGGCGTTTCGTAGCCTTTGAGCGTCTGGTAGCCGGTACGAATGCCGCCATTGGCGACAGTTGCACCCAACTGGTTGACCAGATACAGGCGAACCGATTCGCCCTTCGTCTTGGTCAGGTCCTCAACCAGTTGGATCGGCGAGCCGTCGTCGGTGCCGATGTACTGGCTGAAGCGGTTGCTGCGGATGAAGTCGGTGTAGAAGTCCGACTGATACTTGAGTACCCGGGCGTTATCCGGGAGTGCGGTCAGCGTCATGGAAATGCTCCTTGATGGCCAGCCGCAGGCACAAAAAAACCCGCACTAGGCGGGTGTTGGTTCTTGCGAGCTGCGGTCTAGCCGGTTTTGAATCGAACGATGCTGTTGATGTCCGTATCGCTCTGCCTTGCGGGCACAGCGCCGGAGGGTTGTCGGTTCAATGATTCCGGGACGGCCTCTCGTGATTCCTGGGCCTTCTTCAAGGTTTCGATCTGGGCCTTGAGCGCAGCGATCTCGGTGTCCTTCGCGGACAACGCTTCGCTTGCCTTCTTGGCCTGAGCGGCGCGGAACTCCGGGGTATTCGTGCCCACTTCGAACACGAACTGACCGGGGTCTTCGCTGTCCTTCAACTGCTGGATCAGCGCAGGATTGGCCTCTGCCAATGCCATGAACTGCTCCGCCGCAGATTCGAACTCCGCGCCGTACTGCTTCTCAGCAGCCTGCACGGACATCGCGAAGAAGCGCTGCTTGACCGGGGCGAGCTTCTGTTCCACCAGACGCTGCACGGTCCCTTCCGGGTCCGTGAATACGTCGGGCTTCTCCTGCTGCCCTGCTTGCAGCGCGGCAAGCTGTGCTTCCAGCTCCTGCCGCTTAGCGCGCTCTGCCAGAAGCGCCGCTAACTGACCCTTCGGCTTCTCCTGCTGGGCAGTTGCCTCGGGCTGTGCTGGTTGCTCTGTCTGTGCCTCGACCTTTGCCTTGAATCGTCCAGACTCATCGCGCTCCACTGCTGGCGTCGCAGCCGCCTTTTCAGGCTCGCCCTTCGGTTCAGGCTGGGCTTCCACAACCGTTGCCGGTGCTTGCACCTTCGCCTCGGCAACAGGTTCACTGCTGCCACCGCTCTGGAATCGCACGATGCTCGATACGTCGTCCATGGTTCCCTCACTCGCCCTTTGAAGAGTCGGCGGCACTCATCGCCCGGATCGCACGGCGGCTGCGGACACACATCGCCCTCCGCAGTGAAGCGGCTGGCGTGTGCGTCGAAACTGGTTAACTGACCCTGACCTGGGTCTGTGGCGCGGCAGGCTGCGAAATGAACTGCGCGACCTTCACGGCCGAGTCCACTTCGGTCTCTTTCGCCGCCGCCTCATCCTTCGCGGCCTGCGCCATCTTGGCTCTGGCCTCGGCCTGCGTGATGACGAGCTGCAACTGCTGCATCATCTGCTGGAACTGCTGTTGCTGTTGGGCCATGGCCTGCGCTGCAGGATCATTCGCCCCGGTGATGTCGTCCTCGACGAGCTTCTTGACCTCGGTTCGGAGCCCGGAGAGCTTGAGCAACGTGCTGAACTTCACTTCAGGACGCGCTTCGGCGAGCTTGGCGAGGATCTCGAACTGCTCCTGCTGGATGTTCACAGTGTCCGTGGTGCGCGCGATGATGATGTCCACATCCATCTCGGCCACATCGTTGTCCGTAGCCACAGGAACCTGGGCATCCGGCATCGCCATGATCTGCTGCAGGACGGACTGCTTTTCCTCATCGGCCATCGGCTGCTGTGCAAGCTCCTTCGCCATGGCTTCTGCTTTGGTCACCGGCTGATTCAGGCCCACGAACTTGAGGTTTTCCTCGTTGTCCGTGACGCGAATCCACATCGGCGCAGTCCAGAACTGCCGCACGCACAACCACGCAAGCCGGTACATGCGAATCTCCCACGCATCCACCGCGTCAAAGAGCGTGGTGAGCGGCAACGATCCGGCAGCCTGGTCAATCTCCTTCGCCCTGCCAGATTGTCCAGTGGGATCGGTAATGCCAGCGTTCGGAGAGCTGCGCGACAACGCAGCATCTGTCTGCTGCAATAGCCGCCACTGGCCGTCCGCCTCTCTGAGGTTGTCCTCGACGACGACATCCGTTCCCGGAACACCCTGCTCCGCGAGCATTGCATCGGCTTTGTGCAGCTCCTGCCGGTACTTGCCGGGATTGGCGATTGCACCCTCGCGGTAGCGAACGCGCTTCGCCGACAGCAGGTGCAAGAGCTTAGAACGGCGCTTGTTGTGCTCGTCCTGCAGATCAAGGTCACGCTGGGTCACGCCATAGCAGTTGCCATCCGCATCCCGATACGTCGCCTGCACCTCGATATTGCACGCAGGTTGGCCGTTCTCGTCCTTGTACGGTGACGGACGGGGGTCTTCGAGGAATCCACCCTTGCACAAGCGGCTGAAGTGCCAGACGCCGTCGCGCTTGTGGTAGTGCGTGAACACCTGCACGCGCTTTCTGCCGCCACGCAGTTCGACGTAGCGATTGGGCTTGTCTTCGTGCTCAGTCTCCCCGAGCGAGAGATTGGCGAAGGACTCATCAAGCTTGTCCTTCTTGCTGGGCCACTTGCGCGATGCCACGGACAAGTCCATCCACGAGAAGTAGCCGACATACTCCTTGTCGGCGAAGTCCAGTCTCAGCGAGCGGATGTCGTGATAGCCACGGTCCACACGCACATGCTCCATGCGGATTTCTTTCGACTCCTTGTCGAAACACACCTCGCCGTAGCACCAGCCCTCGATGATGAGGTTCTCGGTGGCCGGCTTTCGTGCTGTCCTCTGGTAGTCGCACTTGTCCGCCACATACCGCAGGGAATCGGTGACCGCCTCTGCGGCCTGCTCATGCTTTGGCGTTCGGGGGTATGCCTTGGGGTCCGTGCGGTACTGGCGCTCCAGCCCCATGAGCGTATTGACGCTGTCGAATATCTTGTTGTCCGTGATGATCGGCTGCTTGCGCTGCTTGAGCGTCTGGACCTCAGCGTCGGTCCACTGCTTGCCGTCACGATAGGCGCGGCATTTCTTGCCCAGCTCGCGCATGGACGTGGTCGCATCGCAGAAGTCATCGAATTGCCCCTTGACCAGGGCAAGATCGTCTTCTGGTTTCACTACGCCACTTTCCACGAATCACTGTCCTCGTCGGGTTCGTAACGGTCCACGGGCTTGCGAATCTGCTTCGCCACGGTCAGCGCGGGGTGAGCATCGGCAATCGCCATGCCCATCAATGCAGCCATGTCTACGGCGTCATCCAGTCGCCCAGCAGGGAACTGCAGCAACTGCGCGAGTAAGTGATGGCCGTACTCGGTGTCGGCAATCTTCACCTTGCGACTGGCTGCCATGGCCTGCAGGGGCCGCGCCATCGTGGCTTTGTCGTGACCGCGCACCAGCCATTCAAGCCGGCAATACGCGCGTCTCTCGGTCATGCGCCGTTGCAGGAACGGCTCTACGCTTCTGCGAATCGGGCCCGACTCACCGAAGAATGCCAAGGGCTTGTGACGGTCGAACTGGTCAATCAGGCGCTCGATCCATTGATCGGCAGCCGTCTGACCTCTCCAGCCATCCACCCCCAGCGTGAGGGTGTCGTCCTGATAGGCATGCGTGCCCAGCTCGGTGAAATCCCCACCGCCCTCGGTGACCGCAAAGTCGCCCGTGGTGTAGCGGTAGCCAGTGACCTTCTTGGGGTCTACGAGTTCAAACCACTCACGGCGAAAGAACGTGCCGTCCTCGGGCGTGGGGTTCTGCATGTACAGCGCAGCCCACTGCCTGGGATCGGTATTGGCCTTGATGCGCTCCAGCGCCGCCCTGTCGTATCGCTCAGGCCATGGCGGGTCGTTCACATCGGCCGGCAGCTCGACAATCGTCCACTGATCACCGCCATGCTGCTGATGGGCAATCAGCCTTCCCGCGAGATCATCCTCCGCCATGCGGTGCTGGATCACGATGATCGGCTTGCCGGGACGGATGCGGTTGTACAACGTGCCGCGATACCATTCCCACACCCGCTCGCGCTGCAGCTCGCTCTGCGCGTCAGCCCAAGAGCCGAATGGGTCGTCGATGATAGCCCCGCCGCCCTTGCCGAACAGGTCGCCGCCTACACCTACAGCGTAGTAGCCGCCGCCCTGATCCGTTCGCCAGTGCCCCTTGGCCTTGCTGTCATCCGACAGCTTGGTATCCGGGAACAGCCGCTGATACTCAGGCGATGCAATGCAGTTGCGCACGTCGCGCCCGAATCCTTCCGCGAGTTCCGCCGAAGCGCTGGCAGATATCCATTCCTCGGCAGGGTCAATGCCCAAGAGGTAGGCCGGGAACTTGCGGCTGGTGGCCTCAGACTTTCCATGCTGCGGAGGACACAGCAGCAACAGCCGGTCCACTTCCTTGCGTGCCACGCGATCCAACTGCGCGCATATCTCGCGGTGGATCTTCCCCGCCTGCCAGCGAGGATTGACGTACTCAATGAACGGCTGAAGGTTCCTGCGCGCCGCCCTGCGTCTCAGAAGCTCCCGGGCTGCTTCCTGCGGCGATGGCTGCGAGTTCTGCATCACTTAGTTCGGCAACATGCCGATGTTGAATGGACCCGGAATGCTCAACCGCCTTCACGTCCCGCCATTCCTGCGGCTTGCGGTTCTTGAGCCAGAAGATGGCCGCCGTCACGTCCGGGGGAACATGAGTGACAATGGGCGTCTGGATTGCAACTCCCTGCCATGCGCTGATATGCACGCTGTCGAATGAATACCCGAGCGCCCGGCGATACAGGCTTTGCTCGACGCGCGCATCAGCGGCTTCGCGACCCGTCTTTAGGGCCCGAAAGAACTCCGGGAACTCATGTGACCAGTTGTGAATGGTCCGCTCAGTAACCTCAAAGAATTCAGCCACTTCCCGTACGGTCGCTCCGCCTTTGCAAAGCGTCAGTGCTTTTTCAGCGTATTCAGGCTGATAACTGCTTGGGCGTCCCATTACCTCTCTCTCACCAGTACGCGCTGGGTCCAGTCCAGTTGCCTGTTGCCGGATGTCGTGATGCGGCAGGTCACGCGGTAGGTTCCGCAATCACCACCGGATACCAGCACGGATCGGGATGAACCCGTACCGCCAGAGGCACCCTCGGTCAGTCCGTCAGGCAGCAGATAGTCGATGGTGCTGATGGTCTCGCCGTTGAGCCTCTCTGCCCATTCGAACGGGACGCGGATCGTGTCGTCCGGGTCCTTCTCGATGTCCGCA